CCCACATTACCAGCTCATTTAATGGTAATTCTTTTACTCCTGGTTTAGTACAAAAAGCAGATATTGGAGCCCTCCACCAAAGTCCTCCGTCAGTCATTAGGTAATGAAATAAAGGGACCTGCTTGGGTAAGGATGTTACTCCAAATACCACACATTCAAAATATTTATCGTGGGAATCTTTTTGATCGCGGAGATAGTTACCTCTAACGTAACATTCTATGATCGGTATGTTAGCATTGAGATAGGCCATTTATCACAGAATCCTTACAGGGCTGCGATTATCAAAATTACAACTACAACACCCGCACCAATCACAACTTTTCTGTGATCTTTCCACATGTGTTCAATTGCTTCTCTTATCATTTCCATAGTTTCCTCCTGGTTAATCATATATGTCGCCCCAATTAGCACCAAACTCATAGTCTACTTTATTGGGAACTTCAAGTGTAACAGCATTCTCCATAATCTCAATAATTTTTTTAGCCTCTTCATCACCTGTTATCGACACAGCTAATTCATCATGTATTTGAATATGTGGT